TCACTGCCGCCAACGAAAGAGTCCGCATCGACTCCAACGGCAACGTCGGGATCGGTACGACGGCTCCTGAAGCAAAGTTATCTATTGTAGGAACAAACACAGCTGGCGGTATCAAAATTGTTGATAGCAGTACATCTGCATCTTCTCCAGGAATTGAAGTAATTGCAAAGCGAGGCGACGCTAACAATAGCACTAGCTTTTCTGGGAAGCTTTTGCTGTCTAGGAATAGAACAGATGCTGCTATTGTGGCAGACAATCAGCTGGGAAGTGTTTCTTTCGGAGGGAACCATACTGACGGTACAGAAGCAAACATTCTGTATTCAGCAGCCCTCATAGGTGTCGCAGATGGAGCTTTTAATGATGCTAGCGATATGCCAACAGCTTTGGCATTTTTTACAGGCTCTACAGGCTGGTCTCCAGACACTGCTAATACTAGTCCAGGTACAGAACGCGTCCGCATCACTTCCGGCGGCCTCGTCGGAATCGGGTTGACGAATCCTGGAGAGAAGCTAGAAGTAAACGGAACAATAAAAGCCACTGATATTAATTTTACTGGACTCGCTACATATGCAGACGATGCTGCAGCTGGAGCTGGTGGACTCGTCACTGGAGACGTCTACAAGACTTCAACTGGCGAGCTTCGCATCAAGCTCTGATGCTTCGGCAACCCGCCCCGCGCAAAATCGGTGCTTTTCTACTACAGTCACAACAGGTTACTAATAACTATGACCATCGCTTTCACATGGGCCATCGCAAATCTTGAGCGGGAAACCGCTGATGGTTTTGTTTATACCGCTCACTACACGGTTAATGCTACAGATGGCGAGGCGTATTCTGCTGTTCTTTGAAAAATGTTTAAATTAAAATAAATTTATAAAAACAATCAATACATGATTTAAAATATGAATATCAGTAATTTTTAATCATGGCAGTAATTTGGAATGTAGTTTCAATGGTCAGGGATCTTCCTGATGGAGATACACCTCCAGAGGGTTTGGTAACCACGTTACACTGGACAGCACAATTAGGACAAACAAATAGCTATGGAAGCGTAGGATTAGGGGAACCTGACCCAGATAATTACACTCCTTATGATCAAATTACCCAAGAACAAGCAGTGCAATGGGCAAAAGATGCACTGGGAAATGAAACAGTTACTTCAATCGAATCAGGCCTAGCAGCACAAGAAGAAGAAATTTTAAATCCGACAACTGCTCGCGGAGTTCCTTGGTAATTATGTTATATTTATTGAAGTTCATTTGTTTTCATGTCTTGCAAAAAAAGCGAATTGGTCTCTGGCATTAATTCTTTTGCTTCAGCCAGGGTCACAGGTGATCCCAACCTTATTGCATTTTCCTTAGACTTAATTCAAAAATTAATTGACACTCTTGATTTTGATCCTGAAGAGGAAGAGGTGTGTGATGCCGATCAACCTAAATAACGCAGCAAAGTACTACAAGGAATTGCCGCATCAAATTGCGGCATTCAATTTTTTGGAATCTAAAATTCCAGAAGATGTGCTTGATGAATTCGCAGAACTGTACCGTGCTGGCCCGGCTGATCCAGCTAAAAACATAATCACGCCACAGGTCATGCAGCAGCTTACCGGCTACGCTGCAGATAAATTTGATGCGACCTTCTGTGGTGATTTCAATAAGCTATTAATGGCAACAGGATTCGATAAATTCGACTTTGCTGTTGCCATGCTCACTGCAAATTTAATGCATGAAACAAACAATTTTATATGGCTCAAAGAGCTAGCCGATGGCTGGGCTTATGAAGGACGTACAGATCTTGGCAATACACAGCCAGGTGATGGCCCTAAATTTAAAGGTGCTGGTGTATTGCAATTAACAGGACGCTATAACTATGAGCGTTGCGCGGAGAAGCTACACGACCCTAAAATTGTTGAACGCGGATGTGACTACGTAGCTGATCAATATCCTTTCCGTTCTGCTATTAGCTGGATCGAAGACAACAAACTATTAGATGTTTGTATCCATCAAGGATTTGATCAATGCTGTTATCGCATTAACGGCGGTTGGAATGGGTACGATGATAGACTTGCCAAGTATCAGATCTGTAAAAAAGTCTTTGAGATTCTCTAGTCTTATTATATATAGTTTTTAACAAGCTGGGCAATTGCTTCTGGTATCTTAATCATCATCAGTAAAACAAGATGAAAAAAGATAAATTATTGCGTGTTAATGTTTGTTGGGAAATTAATAAAGAGCGTAGGTGTGAAACCCTATCAAAGGATCAAGCCTACGCTCTACGTAAAAGCATTCAAAAAGAAAATGGAATCATCTTTTGGTTTCAGCCACTAGATGATTGATGCCAGGGCGCACGAATATGCAAATCTCCCAGCTCTATGGGAGGAGGTACAGAAGGAGGTTGACTTTCATGCCACTCTTCTTCTGCGTTATCTAGTTTACTAGACAAAGTTGCATAAAACTTTTGACGACTTACCTCGCGGTTAACGTCGTCAAGAAATGACCTATTGCTGATAGTGAAGATTACTTTACCATCCGGTGGCATCAGCCCTTTTTTACAGGCTTGAGCGAGTTGATAGCCTTAATAACTAACTGCACGATGCTATTGTCTTTCAAGGGAGAAATGCCAATGATTTCAGACAAGGCTGCAATCACGATCCAAAAGTAAGGATTGGTAAGAATGTCTTCCATGTTAATAATGTTTAACATCTTTAATTATAATTGCTTCTATTTTTTATAGATAAAGAAAATATTAAGATCTTCTAAATATTCCCAATTTAATTTTTCCCTGCCTATGAGCCACTTTTTAAAAACCCTCAGCTGTTTTTTAGGTATTGATGATTCGCATTTAAAAATTATTGAATCTCCTTTTTGTATATGCAAAAAGCATTTCCTAGTAATGCGTGCAGCTTCTATTAAAGACTTGGCTCCAACATTACCAGTTAGCTTGGATTTAATTTTATTTACACGTTTGTTTTTCCTGCAACTATTCCAATCATTTATTTGCCTGTTGGAACGACTGATTGCGATGGCAAAATTCCATATGCATTTATTGTTTTTGACATTAACGGGCGTCAAAAAAGCTTTAAGAAGCTGACCATTATCAAAACGTTTAATAAAAGTAAGCTTCTTTCTTCTTTCACAGGTCGAAGGCTTCGTCATCATTATCAGGAACAAAAACCTTATAGTCCCGATTAGTTACCTTCTGGTAAACGCTTTCAATAAACTTATGATCATCTGTTCTTTGCTTTTCAGTATTGGTTTCCCAGAAATATTCTTCAGACTTCCCTAGTCTTCCAAACTTTTTATTGGGATACTCGACATTAAAGTATCGCGTGGAGACAAGAAAATCTGGGGTTTTGAGTTCTTCGGGTGACAGAGAAGGATCAATAAGACGGCATCTGTTGTTGGGATAGGCTGCAAGCTGACCATTTTGCAATGCGATGACATTGAAGGATTTGTGTTCGTCTGGGGTTTCCGCGAAACTGATGTCTGTGCGGCTGCGATCACCGTTAAAGCTGTCGATAGTAAACAAGTAATCACCACAAAGAGTGCCAAAGGTCTTAGTACGTATTTCCCACCGCATTGTATAAGTAAGATTTTTTTCAAGTGTGACAATATCATGGCTAAAACAATTCCAAAATTGCAGGTTTTCAAGATCAAGATCTGGATCTGGAGCGACAGGACATTCAGGAGAATCTGAATCCCAGTTTAGAAAAGCAGAGATCGGCAGCTTGTCATAGAGCGCACCATATTCCGGTAAGTAGGTTTCAAAGTAAAACGGCCTCCCTGGTAGGGATTTAAGAGAGACCCAATAACCAAGCACGTACTCACCAAACCCATCACGTAAATCCCTAAGATACTCTTTACGTACCCAGACTTTTTGGGGCGGGATGTTAGTGATAAGTGTTGACACATTTAAGTATCATATTGTCTACACTCTAACTGCTAGGGCTCCTCTTTGCAATACCGCTCAAAAGCTTTTGTAGGATTCGATTTATTCTGTTTAGCTGGCCCGCTCCAGTAGGAAGCAATGAGATCCTTTCCTTTTTCTGAAACTAATACTTTTTCCGACA